GAGAGTTGACCTTGATCGTCTCAGTGCCGGAGATTGTCACCACCGGCATCTTGCCCGGATTTGCCGGAGCCTGCGCCTCGTACTCGTTGTGAAGAGCATCCATCGCACGCAATACAGTTTTCGCAGAATGAGAAAATTCGCGAAGGCCAAGTTCACGCGACGCGATGCGGACGCGGAACGCCTGCTTGTGGTCCGGGCTTGGCTGCGCCGGGATAGGCTCTCCTGCCTTGACCATCTGAAAGTCAGGCGCGCCGGTTGAGAATGAGAGCCATCCGATTTCGATGGCACCCAAATCCATTGCGAACGTGATGGGAAGCGCCAGTTCCTGTTCATCCTTCTGCCACGATCCATCCCCTGCTTGGTAGCGGTCCTGCTTAATGAAGTCGCCCGACTTTGCGTCCCACTTGACGATGGGCAGGATGTCACCGCCCGATGCGGTGCTTGTGTTAAAACCGAGAGCCATAGCTTGATATCTCCTTGAACGATTACTCGGTTGGATTTTGGCTGATCACTGTCAGCCGCTCGATTGGGTAGTAGGCGCAGACGTCCTGATCCTGTGGATCGTTTCGGTCTGACCTACCGCCCGGGCTTACCGTGAAGTCCGACGCGAAGTCCAACTTCGCGAGGGCGTCACGGTAAAGCAGAATGAGGTGGCAGGGCAAGCCTGTCGCCTCGGTAAGCATTTTCGCGTGCATCACCTTCGATAGCGAGATCATCACGCTCGGGTATGTATTCAGGTCGCACTTGCGCGCCTTCACCTCGGCGAAGCCTATGGGCTGGCCGTCGCGCCGCAGCAACCAGTCGAGGCGATACTGGACCGGCAGCTTGTAAACCTCGACGCCGATATTCTCCAGCGCGTCGGCAACCAGCCGCTCGTTCTTTATGTCGTAGTCAGTCTGGTACTGAGGACGCATGCGCCAGCACCTCCCGGATAATCGTCATCGCCGTGCGCGTGTCCATCTCGACCGCATAGCCCCAGTCCAGCGTCGCGTCCTCCGGCATCTGGCTGCAACCGTGCGGGTGACCGAGGTCGATCAACACCTGCGCCGGGATACGCCAGCGCCACTGCTGGTGGTTGTATTTGTAGACGAGCAGCGGCTGCTTTTCGGGTGCGTCCGGGCGCAGCACCCGGCGGCGCTCCGTCTCAGCCCTCGCCGCAGCGCAGCACTGGTCCCACCACTTCGGCTGAGCCGCGCACCCAGATTTGAACCGCTTGATTTCCAGCACAAATGGGAAGCTCGGATCGCTGCACACGAGGTCGCCGTGTTCGCCCTCTCTGTACTGTTCGAGGTCGCGCTTCCACGTCAAGCCGAACTCTTCGCCAAGCTCGTCGAGCAGCAGCTTCGCGATCTCGCGCTCTGCCGCCGCTCCCTTCTGGCGACCGTTAACCATCGTCGCGATCCCCGTCACGATACCGCTCGTTCCTGCGCCGCAGGATAGCCGTCTCGATAAGCTCATCTGCCAACACAGAAAGCGTCCGGTGCTGCGAAAGCTCAAGCTCCTCGCGCAGCATCTGCCGGGTCGATGCCCGCAACCGAAGTAATTGTTGTTCTATATCAGCCACTTGCGCCTCGTGAAAAAAAATGTCGCCAGATGCGATTTAGTTGTTGATATCAAAATTATAGTCGTGGTACAACTAGGACGTTGATAGAACACATCGCAAGGGAGATACCGATGACCTACACAGCATTTCACCTCGGCGCAAAGATGACCGCCAAGAAAGTCGGCAACCGCTGGATGGTTGGCGGCGACTATGACACCAACGGCGCGCTGATCCTGATGCCGCAAACCTGTAAGACAATCAGCCTGATCACTGGCGAGGTTACCTACTCAGAGCGTTGGGCGTGGTTCGAGCTTCGCGGTGCGGTTCTCAAGTTCCAAGATTATGCAACCGAAGAAGAGGCGGCGGCTTAACGGCCCCGCCCCAACCATCGAAGGGAGACAAATCGATGACAATCAGAATGGAAGACCTCGACCGCGACACGCTTGTAAAGCTGGGCCTCAAGTCCGAGCCGAAGCCTCGCGAGTTCACCGCCGAGATGGAGCGCCAGTGGGCGATCAAGGTTCTCGGTCCGATTGCTGGACTGACCAAAGACCAGCGCCGTCGCGTCCTCGAACGCGCCATCAAGATGAGTGCCGCGTGATGAGGGTACGGATCGAAACCACCCTCATCCTTACTGAGGAAGAAGTCGCCGCAGCTCGGCTGGCTTATGAAGACTTGGGCGTCGAGGGCGAGACCTTTCGCGAATACATCAAGTCCAGTGCAGAAGCTGCCGCGCATTACTGGCAGCAGAACACTTGGTCGAATTATGGAGGGTACACCGAATGAGGCAGTACCTCGACGACATTATCGGGATGTCCATCATCCTGCTCTTTACCCTCGGCTGGATTGACTGGCTCTGGGTTTTCGGGATCGAGGCGTCTCGGTCCTTCACTTGGTGGGCGCTCATCGTCCACCTCGGTCAATAAGGAGGTTACCTATGACCAATTTCAACATCACCATCTCCGTGCCTGCTGAGGCACTCTTATCAATACTCACTGACCTGACGCAGTATAACGCGACCCTTGTGTCGGTGGGGCAGGACGCCAGATCATCACCGTCGCGTTCGACTGACATTTCTGGCACGCAGTACCAAAGGCACACCAACGCCTTCGAGGTCTACAAGGTCTCGCGTGACCTTTACCAGTCAACGCGGGCGTCGTCGTTCCGCACGTCGGACGTTTGGCACTCCCTGCAATCTCGAGGCGTCAACGCTACCGTCGAGGCGGTGGGCCAGCACCTGCTGACGCTCCGCGCGATGGGGCTGCTCGAGACTGTCGGCGGCGGACGGGGACCGGGCGGCTACTTCAATGTCGTGTCGCGGTTCGTCGAGGAGGACGAGTTCAACGCCGAGTACCGCGATCACCTGAACGCTTGATCCGCAACCACATGCGCCCGGCTGTCGTGGCCGGGCGCATCATCGAAGGGAGATTGAGATGATTGTTTACACCGCGACGAACACCGTCAACGGCATGCAGTATGTGGGGTGCAGCACAAGAAAGCATATGTCCCACAGGAAGGACGGCCACTTTCGCCAAGCCAGAAAGGGGCAAGGCGGACCCGCCTCAATATGGCAGGCCATCAGAGATTTTGGCCGAGAGGCTTTTCAGTTCGAGGTCATCGAGCGGACGGAAACTGTTGAGCAGTTGCGCGAGCGAGAGATGTACTGGGTCGAAGAGAAGAACACCCTCGCCCCAAACGGCTACAACCAGAACAGGGGCGGTGCCGTCAGTGCGCTCGACGAATACAAAAAGGAGTATGTCATCAATGGCAAATCATACTACGGCCTCGGTCAGTTATCTGATGCGTTTGGAGTTCATGAGTTGACGATAGGTGTTCGCCTGCGCCGACAGGGCTGGACGCTGCGGGAGGCAGTAGGTCTCGACCCCGCGCCGCCTTGGCCGAAGCGTGAAGGGAACAGGTTCGATTTTAGGGGCAAGACGTTTTCTAGCGAGAAGGAAATGTGCCGACACTATGGCGTCTGCGACAACGTGTTTCGTCAGCGCCACCACCGGAATGGGTGGACGCTGGAAGAGGCGCTTGAGGTAGAGGAGAGGGTCATCAAGCACCCCCTTTACAGGGAGGTTGTGGTGCGCGGGAAGACGTTCCCCACTCTCGCCGCAGCATCTGATCATTATGGAGTTAAGAGAACCTCTGTAAGGAGCAGGCTGCATTATGGCTGGACTTTAGAGGAGGCACTGACCACGCCGCTGGTGCCTAACGACAAGACAAGACAACAGTATAAGGAAAAGAAAAATGGTAGGTAAACTCACCCCCGACGACGGCACGCTCAGTGCCAGCAAAATCCCCGCGCTGATGGGCTTGTCGCCCTACGCCACCCCGAATGAATTGCTCAGCGAAGCAATCGACGCAGCCGCAGGCAACCCACGCGAGCGGTTCGCGCAGAACGAGGCGATGCGCTTCGGCGACCTGCTCGAACCTACGATCCTGCGCGAGGCGGCCTACCGCCTCGACCTCGATCACGTCAACGTGGACATCAACGAGCCGCATTTTCACCCGGACCTGCCGCTGGCCTGTTCGCTCGACGGGCGTGGCGACGGCACGCTGGTGTGGGAACACGACCCGGCTAACGGCCTCTATGTGCCGCAGGGCGGCGTGGTGGACACGCACGGCGTCGGCGTGCTGGAGGCCAAGAACACCAGCGCGTCGCCTGAGAACGAGCCAGCGCCGCACCGTGGCCCGTGGCAGCTACAGGCGCAGATGATGTGTACCGACGCATCGTGGGGCGCTGTGTGCGTCCTGTATCGCGGCTCCGAACTCCGCATCTTCCTGTACCGGCAAGACCCGGACATGCAGGCGCAGATCGAGGATGCGGTGCATGACTTCGAGCGCCGCAAGCGTGACGTGGACTGGTACCCGCCGCTGTCGTCTGAGGACGCCAATGTGGCGTGGGGCCGTGTCGATGACGGCGCGCCAGCGATTGACCTCAACGGCATGCCGGACGCCGACCACTGGACGCAGGTGCTGGTCAACCGGCGCGAGGAGAAGCGCGCGCTTGAGGCGGAGATCGACGAGGCGGAGACGATGCTCAAGGAGATGCTCGGCAATCACGAGGAGGGTCAGGTCCACGTCGGCGGCTCTACCTATTACGTCAAGTGGCCGATGCGTAGCTACAAGGCGCAACCAGCCAAGACGACCGAGGCCAAGCCTGCCCGGCAGGTGCGCGCCAAAACTCTGACCAT